TTTTTCGACAATGCAACAGTTTTCCCTTTTGTTTTGCTATATTTGTTGCAACAAAACAAGGATAAAAAATGGCTTTAGTGAAAAGAATTGACTTCGGAATTGCTCTAGGAGTAAAGGATGGCACTATTAGAAGTAAGATAAGCAGAAAGCAACTTTGTTGCAACAAAAAGGGTTTAATAGATACTGAAAACCGCTTAAATTATGCTTATTTATTAGAGATAAATGGTGGAAATCAAGATGTTTTTATACCATTTGATCTAAATTCTAAGTCAAATATACAAAGAAAACTTATTGTTGCAACAAAACCATCAGAAAAAAAATCAATTTCTAATGAAAAAAAATCAAAACCATCAGCAAAATCAACACCTAAAGAAGAACCTATAACCACAAAAAAAATAAATCAAACTCTTACAAAGGATAATGAAGTTCCTGAAATAAAAGAATCTGCCGAAGATAGAAGGCTTCGTAGAGAAGAAGAAAAAGCCCGTAAAGAATTGTTAGATTATGATTTGAGATTAAAAAAAGCAAACGCCATTGCCAAGGAACGAGAAGTGGAATTAAAGACAATGGAGATTGAAAAAAAAATGGGAAATACAATACCATTAGACAAAGCAATGAGTTTGATGTCGATTAATTATAAAGCAATATTCAAATCCTTTCATTCTAATTTAAAAAACATTGCTTCTGTGACGGTTCATAGATTAGGAGGAACAAATGAAGATTTACATTCTGTAATGATAGAATTAGAAGGGGTTTTAGACCATATAATTGAAAAATCTAAAGAAAAATCTAACCACGATATTGATATTTTGGTTCAAGAATATTCAGATTTAAGATCTCGTGGTGAAAAAAAATAAAATATGCTAAAAGAACTGATAACCAAGAATCTTTATCGGATTCAAGAGAATATTTATAATTTCAACATGAAAACTCCTATTCCTAGTGAATGGGTTGAAAAAACCATTTATCTTGATTCAGAATCAAGATTTTCAGGATTGTTTAGTTATAAAAGATCTCCATACACAAGAGAAGTTGTTGATAATATGATGCCAAATTCCGGTGTGGAGATTTCAGCAGTAATGAAATGTTCCCAATCAGGATTTACTCAGAGTGTTGCTATTCCTACGTTGGTTTATCATATTTCGGAAGCTCCAACTAATATGCTTTTTTTAACAAGTTCAGATGTGTTGATAAAAGATACAATGCGTGGCAGATTTGATACTGTAATAGAATCATCCGGTTTAAAAGGACTTATAAAATCTAGTTCTACAAGTAAAGCAAATCAAAGAACCGGAGATACAGATTTAAAAAAAGAATTTACTGGAGGCAGCTTGACAAATAAAACTTATAAACCATCAAATTTAAGATTTTATTCTGTTGAAGTGGTGGTTGCTGACGAGTATGATGATGCTCCAAAACTTGATAAAAAAGAAGGATCAATTTTTGATTTGGTTTTAGCAAGAACAAAATCTTATGCTGATACTAGAAGATTAGTGTTTATGTCATCTCCTACAACTATGGGTGTATCAAATATTGAGGGCGTTTACAATATGGGAGACAAAAGACAATGGAATTGGTGTTGTCCTCATTGTAAAAAATACATTCCAATATTATGGAGTATAGAACGAGCTGATGGCACAACCGGAGGAATAAAATGGAAACTTGACGAAGAAGGTCAAGTAATTAGTGATTCTGTACATTATGAATGTCAAAATTGTAAAGGAAAAATAGAATATAAAATGAAATATTCTTTGAATTTGACAGGGAAATGGATTCCAACCGCCACCCCAAAAAAACCCTCATATAGAAGTTATAGTTTTAACGCTTTGTGTAACCCTCCTGGATTTGAATCTTGGGCAGATTTAGCCTCTCAGTTTGTCGCTGCTTGTCCACCTGGCAAACCAGTTGATATTGATAAATTAAAAGTTTTTACGAATACACAGCTCGGAGAACTTTGGGAAGATAGAGGGACATCGCCTCGTGTTAATGGTCTTATGGAAAATGTTAGAGATTATGAAATCGGAAAAATACCTGATTTAACTTGTGAAAAAGATGGTAATGGAAAAATTGCCTTAATTACTTTGTGTTGTGACTTAGGAGGTATTATGGACACTATAAATCAAGATGAAGATGTTCGTTTAGATTGGGAAATTGTGGCTCATACATCAATGGGACAAACATATTCTATTGACCACGGAAGTATTGGTACTTTTCAAAGAAATCGTGATGTGAAAAGAAGTAAAATTGAAGATATTGAAAGAAAAAGATACACTTACAATCATAGTGTAGAGAATTCCGTTTGGCCGCTATTAAAAGAGATAGTTTATAGAACTTTAGAAGGTGAAAGCGGTATGTTTTTCGATATTGATGTTACGATAGTTGATACGGGTAAATTTACAAAACTAGCTTATAATTTTGTAAGCAGTATTAAAGACAGGAAAATTTTTGGTATCAAAGGAGATGAAATCACCGAATATAGAAAATCTAATGCAAATTCCCCTCTTATTAAACATTCTCAAGAAAATAAAGGTTTGTTATATATGTTGGATGTTAATTTACTTAAAGACAAAGTAGCGGCTAATATGTCTTTAGTTCAAGGAACTGATGGCACTCAACCGGATGGTTTTATGAATTTTCCACAACCATCCGGTGGAAAATACAATTTGAACAATTATTTTTCTCATTATGAATCTGAACATAGAATTCCTAAAATTGTAAATAAAGTAGAAGTTGGTTACGCTTGGAAAAAGAAAAGAGAAAACAATCACTATTGGGATTTAGCAGTTTACAAAGAAGCTGCGAGGGAAATTTTTATTGCTGATATGAAATTACACGAGGACGTACCAAAAGATTTGACTTGGAGAATGTATTGTGACTTAATTAATTATTGATATATTTGTCAAGACATTTTCTAGTTTTGTTTTTTGATCGGAAAGCCTCTCAATTTTATTGGGGGGTTTTTTGTTTCATATTTTTTATATATTTGTACAGATTAATCAAATGGCTATTGTTGTGAGACACGGGGCAAAAAATTAACGACAAATAGAGTGTCTGCATTTTGTGGATACTCTTTTTTGTTTTAAAAATTATATTATGAATTTAGATTATATGTCAATAGATCAATATTTTGAGTGCAAATCCAAATTAATTGGAAAGATTGCAACTTATGATATACTTATTAATAGCATGGAACAATCGATATTAAAAGCTACTGTTTCTGGACATTTAATCCAATATGAAATGGATGATGGTCAAATGAAAGTCAGAGCGCAATATCGAAATATTGATGATATGACGAAAGCAATGAATGGGTTAATAAAAATTAGACAAATGTACGTTAATCAAGCTAGTGGCAGAAGTATTAGATTGATAGGTGGCGGTCTTTAAAACTAAATTATGGGATTATTATCATTCTTCGGATTACAAAAAGCGGAAAAAAAATCACAGTCAACACCAAATAGTAATTTTGTTCAAGACAATACAGTTACTTATGGTCCGGCATATCCAATTTTAAATAAAAGATGGGATGGTGAAAAAACATTAGGAGAACTTGGTGTTGTTGTAAAAAACATTCCGGATTATGAAAGGTTAAGATTAAGGTCTTATCATGCCTACGCTACTATTGATACAATAAAAATTATTGCCTCAAAATTTTTCTTTTGGACAATTGGAGAAGGATTAAAACTACAATCAGAACCAAATAGACTTGTTTTAAAGTCAGAAGGAATTATTAATACAGACGATGATTATAAATCGTTTCAACAACTTTGTGAATCAAGATTTATGATTTATGCAAGTTCAAAAGAAATGGATTATATGAAGGAAAAAACCCTACATGAAATTGCAATGGAAGGTTTTCAAATGGAATTTTTAGGAGGTGATTTTTTAGTTGTCTGCCGATTTGATGATTCAGGTCTTACAGTACAGACTATTTCAGGAGAACACATTAAAAATCCACCACTAGAAAATAATGATTATTATTCAACCGCCAAAAACAATAACAACAGAATTGAATGTGGAATAGAACTAGATAAAAAAGGCTCTCATATTGCATATTTTGTCAATGTAAAACAACCGGACGGAACTATTAAATCGGAAAGAATTGCTGCTTTTGGAGCAAAATCAAAAAAACGTTTGGTTTGGTTGGTTGCCGGAAATAAAATTGCTCCGGATCATCTTAGATCGGTTCCGGAGATGTCACAATCTTTAGAAAAAATAAACAAATTAGATAGATATACCGAAGCATCTGTTATAAAAGAAGAACAATCAGCAAAAATTGTTTATACCATAGAACATGAAGAATTTTCCACAGGCGAAAACCCTCTTATGGATAGAGTTAAAAAAGTAAGAAGCGGAACTCAAATTAATTCTGTTGATGAATCTGGAAAAGATCGTGTTTTAGCTGATGGTTTAGCAAATCAAATTAGTGAAACAGCAGCCGGAATGACATATAATATGCCTCAAGGTGCTAGTTTAAAACCACATCAAGTTGACAACGCAAGTTCATATAAAGAGTTCTCGGAAACAATTTTTAAATCAATTAGTGCTGGTGTGAATGTTCCTCCGGAAGTTGCAATGCAAGAGTATAATTCAAATTATTCTGCATCTAGGGCGGCCATAAATAGTTTTGGTTATATAATTGACATCAAGAGAGAAAAATTTGCTATAAATTTTTACAAGCCTATTTACGAATTATGGTTAAACCATCAAATTCTTTCCCGAAAAATAACTGCAAATGGATATTTAGAAGGAATCGATAATTTTATGATAACCAAAAGTTATTCACAATGTAGATTTATGGGTAAAAATATGCCACATATTGATCCGTTGAAAGAGGTAAAAGCGGTTGAATTAATGTTACAGTTGAATTTAATTTCTATGGATCAAGCAACCGAAATATTAGGTGTTGGAGAATGGATGCAAAATTACAAGAAACTTGAAGAAGAAAGAAACTTAATTCCAAAAGAACAAGTTGATGCAATGATGAACATCACCAATAAGCCCGATTCTGATATTAATAAAAAAGAAAAACCACAGAAAAACGAAAAATAAATCTAAAAATGATAGCGAACCAAAATAGAATTGTTAGTAATATACCTGATTGGAACGAAAAACAAAGGTATAGTGTCAATAAGGTTGTTAAACATCTCGGAAATTATTGGCAAAACATAAGTGGTATAAATACTGAACCAACAGAAGATGGAAATTGGATTAATGTATCTCCAACTTCATCAGTCTCGTTTAATAGAATATTACAATGGGATGGTTCAAGTGCAATTATAGTATCTTCTGGTTATTCGGGAACTGTTTACAATCAAAGTAACTCTTTGTTTTGTACATATTCCGTAGTTGGAACTTCTTTAACAATATTAAGCAATGCATCTGCGGATGACATTTTACAATTAACATCAAATTAAAAATTTAAAAAAATGAAAAAACTGTTATTTCTATTATTTTGTATTACTACAAGTATTTATGCTCAAACACCAACACCAACAAGAAATATTGCTGGATTTGGAGCTGGATTTTCAACAAATGATATGCACTCAAGCGCAATATTTGAAGGTCGTTCTACAACAAAAGGATTTCTCTTTCCAAGAATGACAACTACTCAAAGAAATGCAATTGTTTCTCCAGCACTTTCTTTGATTATTTTCAACACCACAGTTGGTGAATATAATTTTTATAATGGTTCTTCATGGGAATCATTTGGAGGTGGAGGTGGAAGTTCCAATGATTTAAACACTACAACTTTATTAGGTAATTTCACAGAACAGAATATTGAATTTCAAGCTGGTGCTGGTATTGATTTTAATACAGGTATATTCAACTTGAATTTGATGCAAAATTCTTTAACAGATAATAGAACACAAGGATTACCTGATGGTGATGGAACTTTAGTTTTGAGTGTTAATGATTCTTTTGCTGATGATTCCGGAAATATTATTCAAACTGTAAATGATATTTTGTCTGCCGGAAACGAGAGTACTTCAAATGATCTTATTTTTAGATTTAATTCTAATGTTTTTACAAGATTTGATAGACTTTCTAATAGTGGTAGATTAGGATTTTGGGATTTTGGGATTTCAACTTTAGAACCAAATACTTTTTTTGATAAAGATAGATTGTATTTAAGCAATGGAGGAATTGATAGAATGCAGGTATCAAGAAATTCTATTTTAATGCAATCAACATTTAATAACACAGAATTTTATTATAATAAAATGAATATTAATGGTGTTGACTATTTGTACCCAAATACAGCAACAAGTAGAATTGCTACTCTTTTAGATATACCATCACCAGCTTCTCAAGATTTGGAAATTACTTTAGGAAATGGAAATGTAGCTAATGATTTACCTATAATATTAGGTAGTACAGTAGATGATGTTGTGGCTACTTTTAGTAATAATGAATTAGTAATGGAAAACATAGTTAATTTAGACTACGCTACATTTTCCATAAATAAAGTTGAAATAAGAAATGAAACATCATTAAGTAGTTTAGGGCTTTTACATGATAGAATATCAAGAATTAAAGGAGATTTTCAAACCGATTTAATATTTACTAATCCAACAGTTAATCGTGAAATCGTATTCCAAGATGAGGATGGAGTTGTTGCGTTTCAAGCAGATGTAGAAAATAAAGTATTTGCTAATCCACCAATAACCGGAGCAACAAAAACAAAAATAACTTATGATTCTAAAGGTTTAGTCACAGCCGGATCGGATTTAACTAATGCGGATTTACCAACAATTGATGCAACTAAAATAGCTGATGGTAGTGTAACAGATTCAGAATTTCAATACATAAGTACATTATCAAGCAATGCTCAAACTCAGATAAACAGTAAAGAAAATAAGTCTCTTTCAGCTCACACATTTAGAGCAAATAATACATCTTCTACTGCTGATGGAACAGAGATAACTTACAGGCATAGTGGACAGTTATCATACACCGGAACACCAACTTTTACTTTTACTACATCTGCACCAAGTGGAACTGAAAGTAAAAGTTATAATTGGCAGCAAATTGGTAACAGGGTTGTAGTGGATTTTGTTTTTGATTATTCAACTGCTGGTTCAGGAGTTACTCAAATACAAATCCCAATGCCAAGTGATTTACCCGATCCCGTAGTACCTACCGGTTTTACCGGAGCATCAGTTTTACTTTATATAGGAACAGGACAAGCAGCAGTAGGATTAACTCAAACAGGCGCAAGTACTTCTGATATGTTTTCAGCAATAAGAAGAAATGCTTCTGACACAGACTTTGAGTTTATAATAAGTGCTACATCAGCCGGATATAGAGTTTTTAGAATGACTATTGAATATCCTGTAAATTAATGTTTTTTGATTAAATATAAATTCAAAATATTAGTATAATTATTTACATTTGCTTTAATTATTTATAACTCTCTAACTATTATTATTATGAAAAACACAATTAGTTCAGTATTTGCTACCTATGGAAAGCAATTTTTAGCAGCGATGTTAACCTTTATTATGCTTCAATATTCTCATGGTCTTATGATCTCTGATATTGGTTTGGAAGCAATACTTTCAGCCGCAGCCGCAGCATTGTTTGGTGCAGCATTAAAAGCATTAAATATTGGAAATGCCTTTTTTGATACTTGGTATGGAAATGTATTAAAGACAATTGCAACGGTTTCTATAAGTTTGTTCTTAGAACAATTAAGTACAGGAAGCACATTGTTTACTATTGATTATCCAGACTTTATCAATACCGCTTTTGCTGCCATCATCCCAACTTTAATAAACATTCTCAATCCAAATGATGTTCGTTACGGATTGAAAAAAGAGTAATTAATAACCGCCTTGAAAGAGGCGGTTTCATTGTTTAAAGCCATACAACCTACAATCAGATGACAAAATGGAGAATAATTCAGGTTTTAATTAAACTACCTCCCCAACAATTAGTTTTAGCTCTTTTATTATTTTCTATTTCTCTATCATTAAGCACTAATGCAGCCATTGTTATATATTTCAAAGGTGAATTAAGTGAAGAAAGAAAAGGTAGGGCAGATGATAAAAAATTTTACCAACAACTTGTAAAAACTAAAGATTCAATTCAGTATGTGAAAGATACAAGAAGTTTAGATTTTATGGAAGAACAAATGAGGATAGGCTATACTCATAAGGCAGAAATTGATAGTTTAAAATTAATTAAAATCCAAAAAAAATGAAACAGCTAAAATATGTAATCTATGCGTTGATTGCTTTTAGTTTTTTAGGCATGGATTCAATGCCGAGCATAAACAAAGAAATCAAACAAGCTCCAATTCAAAATCAACCTATAAGACCTACTATGGATCAGAGGTTGCAATTAACAAAATCTAAACTTCAAATTTTAAATTCAGAAGTAAGTGTTGGAATTGCAGAACTAAAGTTTGATTATTAAAAAAAAAATAGCAAATGACAATTGATAGAAAATTATTTTTTGATTCTTTCCGTATTGAATTTGGAAAACTAATTCAATCTCAAGTTGATGGTTTCAATGCCACATTTGATGAATGGGATTTATGGATTTCTAAAAAATGGGTTGATAATGACCTCCGGAAACTTGCTTATATTTTAGCAACTGATTGGCATGAAGGAGACAAGACTATGCAACCAATAAAAGAATATGGAAATAACAATTATTTTATCAAACGTTATTGGGAAAACAAGAAAATTGCAAAACAACTTGGAAATCTATCCCCGGCTGATGCTGTTAATTTTTGTGGAAAAGGAAAACCCCAATTAACTGGTAGAATAAATTATACTAGAATGAGCAAGATATTAGGCTATGATTTGGTAAACAAACCAAATTTAATGCTTGATTTAAAAATTGCCACAGAGGTAATGTTTGAGGGTATGATGACCGGAAAATCATTAAAAGGAGATTTTACAGGAAAACAACTTAATAATTATTTTAATTCTACTACGAATGATCCTATTAATGCTAGAAGAATTATTAATGGTTTAGATAAAGCGGATCTAATAAAAGATTATCATAATAAATTTTTAAATTGTCTAACATAAAACTCAAAAAACAGAATTATGAAAACTTATCCATTAATAACCGAAAAAGATGCGGCCGGAGAACACCGTAGCCAAATCAAAGCAGACAACGGAAACATTACTTATGCCTCTACCGAGGGATATAAAAACAAAAAGGACTGTGAGGATGCTGACAGACTGAATATGTATTCACTAATGGCTCATTTTGGAGTTGAGGCAAAAGAAAAATAAGATGGAAGAACATAGAACTCCAAATTTTCCAATTCGACAAGAACCAGTGAAAAAAAATTACACATGGTTATATATCTTGATTATAATAGTTTCAGGTGGCTTGAATGTTTATCAATTCCTAAATTCTGGAAGCAGTTCCGAGAAAAAAGCAGACAAGCACCAAAATCAAGCGGAAATTCACCAAGACAGTTCATTAATCCACTTTGAGCAATACAAAGGTCGTATTGTAAAAGATAGTGTCTTAGAAAAGTCCTATGACAGTTTACTTAATGTAAAAAATCAAATCAAACCTCAATATTATGAAAAATACAAAGTTGTTAATACTTATAGTGTTTCTGATATGCAGTCTTACTTCGATGACCGCACAGCAGAATCAACCACCAAAAAGTAAAAAAGTTGTTGTTTTAGATAGTTTACAAGCTAACAAAATTATCAACCAATTGGTTTCCGGAGATGTTGCCAAAGCGGAAAATAAGCAGTTTGCAAAAATGGATAGCATTATGAAGATTAGGCTAAAGGAATCCAAGGCGGCCAATTTTGATTTGCTAAAGTCATATAAGCAAAAGCAAAAGGAGGTTAATGAATTGAATTTATCTATTTCTGAGAAAAATACTGCCTTGACTAAACAAAAAAATAAAACCACTATTTTAGCGGCTATTGGTGGAACTTCAATATTTTTTGGGATATTAGCAATGATTTTATAAAAAACTTTTTTACATTTGTTATTCTAATAATTAATCATTAAAATCAAACACCATGAAAAAAGTACTCTTTTCTTTAGTATTGGTTGCGACACTAGCTTTCGCAACATCAACCGGACACGTACAAAACAGCCATCCGGTCAAACAGCAAACAGAATTATTCGTACCATCGAGTAATTTTCCCTAAAGGTGATTTTGTTGAAGTATTGGTTGCCGAAGTAGGCTACCGATTTGTTTCAACAGAGTACCAAAAAGAAACACTTCCGCTTGTAGCCGATAGGTGCTATGACGAAGAAGTAATGAGAAAATCACACTTGCCGATTCCAGGACTTTAAATCCTATAATCAATAAATATTCAAAAAACCGTAGCAAAGTCTGCGGTTTTTTTATTTATATGAAATTTTTGTCTATATTTGCAGTACTACTTATGGGCTTTCTGCCCGATAAATAAGTTTTTATTGGATGACACCATTATTGAAAAACCCGCATTCCTTGTGGGTTTTTTGTATTTTATGGTTTACATATAAAAACTTTTTTCAATTTTTTTTCAATTTTATAGTTGTTATATAAAAACTTTTATTTACGTTTGTACTGTCAAACAATAATAAAACTTATGATTACACCAAACTCTTTACAAGTAAAAAATTATTTTGGAAACAAGGTAATTCAATCTTTAAGTTCCAACCGAACTTTTATTATCAAAAACCAAGCAAATATATTCTTTCGTTTAGGTTGTTATTGGTACACCACGGAGAACTACACCGAAGAACTAATTTGGGATGACCACGATGGTTATGCTAAAACAGTTGAAGGATCAACTTGTACAATGTGTACTGAGGGAAGTCTTGGAAAGCATTCAGTAACAATAGGTAAATCAACACATTTAGTTTGTGATGATTGTAAATCTTTCTTAGGTCAGTAGTTATGAAAAAAGACAATAGTATTTGGAAACCAAAAAATATCTTCGGAAACGATGAAGATATTGATTAATTAAAAAACCAATTTAAAATGAAAAAATATACAGTTACCGTACCGTTTTCTTTATTAGAAAAAGTGCTTCTTATCGAAGGAGATGAAATTTATGCTGAGTTAGTGAGAAAGATGTATCACATCTATCATCCAAAAACTCGCAGATACATTGGAAAATTATCGGAATTAGTTTTCCCAACAGTTGTGAAAGAATCAGAAACCGTTAAAAAATAGAAACTATGTTAAATCAACTAGCACAAGAAATTCACGAAAACGCAAAGAGCAAAGGATTCTATGATTCACCAAAAAATGTAGGTGAAATGATTGCTTTGATGCACTCAGAGCTTAGTGAGGCATTAGAAGCCGATAGAGAAGGTAAATATTCAACAGGACTTGTTTCTGCTCCTAATGGAGAGTGGATGGAGCGTGTTAAAGAAGTTGATGGCTATACAGAAGATGCTAATTTCATCCTTGAATACAAAACTCAAATCAAGGGTACTTTTGAAGAAGAAATGGCTGACATCATAATTAGAGCATTGGATTTTTGTGGCTTCAAAAACATTGACATTTCAGCCCATGTGAAAGCCAAGATGAGGTATAATTCTTTGAGAGAACATAAACACGGTAAAAAATACTAATAACCATAAAACCCTAAATCAAATGGCAACCGTAACTGAATTAAAACCGATACCAAAAGGAATGATAACTTTGTTGAAATTTATTCACGAAAGGATGGATGCGGCCAAGGGAAAAACATATCCTCAGATCATTGAAATTTCCAAAGATGCAAAGCCTTTCAAAATTACCGAGGCGTGGAACTTTGAAATTCCGATAAGTGTATTAAACAAAGAATATTTAAAATGAAAAAACCACAGTTATATTTTCTAAATGAAGATGACACCACTTGTCATACGTTGGAAGAACGTATTAATGATGCAGCTTTTGAAGGTCTTGAAGAAATCACTTTGTTAGTGGCGGTTCCGGATAACGACAATCCTGATTACATTTGGTGTGGACACGAAGCATCGGTTGGAGAAAGAAGTGAGTGTAAAAAGGCACATTGCATCTATTACAAATCAAAAAGTGGCAGAGGCGTTTGTGAACACCGTGGTAATTTATATTCATACGGAGAAGCCGTTAAATTTGAAGTACCACCATTAAAATCATCACTCAATGATAAATAAAGAAACCCCTTCCGGATCAGAAAATTTTGTAATGGACTTTGATAAATTATCGGAGTTAACAGGCAAGAGCCTTACTGATATTGCAGACGAATTGGATGTTGATAAATCATTCATTTCTAACTCTAAAATCAAACCAAAGATTATGAATAGAATTATGGTTTCTTATATGGAAAAATTTGAAAAAGTTTTACCTTTGAAAGACCTTTTTATTCCCGAACCACAAAATAATAATCAACTTTAAAAACAATTCACAATGGCTTTAAACCCACAACAAGACAAAAAATTTAGAGGCATAATTGCCAATTTCAGACATTTTGACGGAATGATTTCTTCCGTAGAAGAAGTAACCGATGACAAGGATTTTAAAAACGATTTTGGAGCGGATTCTATTGACATCGTAGAACTCGTTATGGAATTTGAAAAGGAGTTTGAATGTAAAATTCCTGATGACATTGCCGAGGGAGTAGTAACGGTAGCTGATGCCAAAGAAGCATTAGAACATTCAATTATTTAAGTTATGGATATATCAGGAACAATCAGATACATCGGTGCTGAACAGCAAGTATCAGCAACCTTTAAAAAACGAGAACTTGTAGTAAGCACCGAAGAACAATATGCACAGCATATAAGCATCAACTTTGTCCAAGACAACGTAGATCGCCTAGACCGATTCAGAGCCGGAGATTCCGTAAAAGTTTCTATTAACTTGAAAGGTAGAGAATGGGTAAATCCCCAAGGAGAAACTAAATACTTCAATGACATTCAAGGATGGCGTTTGGAGGCGTTAACTGAAACATCGGGTAAACATCAACCATCAGCCGGGGAATCAACATTATCAAACCCAAATTCATCAAGTACTGCTCCGGCAGCCACATCTTTTGAACCCGCCACCAACTTCAATGAAGAAGAACATGACGATTTACCATTCTAATCATGCATATAGGTATAATTATAAAAAAGATAATCGAAAAAAAGGAATGGACTTTTGAACACGTTGCCGAAGCTATTGGAATTAAAGAATGCGAATTGCATCAAATCTGTGATACGTTTATAAAACCTTCGGATTATCTTCTCGAAAAATTTTCAGATTTATTTGAATGTCCTTTGGATCTTTTGAAGGGTTTGGCAACAGATGTCAACGATGTTCCAGAGGAAAACCGAGAATTATTTTTGTTTCTTCAACCATCATTTATTGAATTTGTTGTAGAAACATTTGAAATTAACTTAGAAATTTAACAAAAAACAAAACTAGAAAAATGATAAACTTATTCAACGCAGAAATTGTAAGCCTTAGTTTGCATAAGGTAGGAAACAAAAGCCGAAATGAAAAAACATTTCTTTCGCACACACCGTACACTCTTAATGATGAAATCACACCGTTATTGAAAGAGTTTTTCTTCAAACCGTTTCGTGAAAAAGAAGAAGCGTATTACCAATTTGCTCACGAGGTTGATTTAGAATACAATGAAATGTATTTACAAGCAATTAAAATATTTAGTTGTGCAAAAAATGGAAATATTGATGGTATTCACGAAATAACCCAAACAATAACTAAACATCTTTACGAACAATCTAATCATCCACATATTAAAGGTGGAGATGTGTTCATTGCATATCTTAAAAATTTGAGTATAGATAACAACATTGTTGATGCTATTGGTATTTTCAAATCAGAGGTTAAGGATGATTTTATTGAATTGGATGAAAACGAAGATAACTTAGAAATGATTTTACAACAAGGAATCAATTTGAATAAATTGGACAAAGGTTGTTTAATTTTCAACCACAAAAGAGAAGATGGGTATAAGGTTCTTTCGGTTGACAGTAACCGTTATGATGCACGTTATTGGTTGGAGCATTTCCTTTCAGTAGATGCTTTTGAAGATGAAAATTTTATCACCAAAAAGTATCTTAAATTCTGTCAAGAGTTTGCAAAAGATGTTGTGTTTCCGGCTGAGGACAAAAAAGAAGAAGTGATGTTTATGAACCGAGCGGTTAATTACTTTGCTAAGAATGATGAATTTGATGAGGAAGCATTTTTGAATGAAGTCCTTGACAATGAAGATTTGGTTAGTGAGTTCCACAATTACAAAGAGGACAAAGGCGAAAAATGGAGTATTGAAGATGTATCTACATTCTCAATATCTAACTCTGCCGTATCTGATGCAAGAAAAAAAATCAAAAACATCATCAATCTTGATACTAACATTCAAATCAAATTGGACTTCATAAATCCGGAATCTGCCGAAAAGTTCATCGAAAAAGGATGGGATGAAGAAAAGCAGATGTATTACTACTTGGTTTATTTCAACAAGGAACAGAAATCATAGACTTTTTATGTCGAAGGAATACACCATTACGGACCAGGACATCGAAATTCTCAAAGCCAAATGTGAAGATGAGGTATTTTGGAATGGGACTATCATAGATGAGTGGGTTGCCGGATTAAAAATCAAACAAGGAATTATTGTTTCTAAGGATCATTGTCAGATGGTGATTGATACATTCAACACTATCTGCATTGATCTACCACAAGTGGAGAAGCTAACAGAAGCACGAAAATCTGCGATTTGCGCTAGGATAAAGGAACATTCCTTAGAAGTTGTTGTTTTAGTATTTAATATCACCGCAGAGAGCAATTATTTGAACGGTCGTATTAAAAATTGGAAAGCTAGTTTCGATTGGGTTATGAATCCAAATAACTTTGTAAAAATATTAGAAGGAAATTTTAAAAACATAGAGAATGTCGGAAATAATAATCAACCAAAATCAAATTCTGACCATAAAAAATCAGCAGTCGATGAAGTTGCTAAACGCTTTGGCTACGGACAATGAAATTGAACTGATTGTATTTGAAAAACATCTTGGTTTTGAAACCGCTTTCTCTGGAACTCATTTATCAAAACTTGAATCCGGAATAGGCGAAATGAATACAATGGTTGCTATTGCATATCTCTTAAATCGATTTAATGAAAATCTGAATGTTGGTCGCTCTATTACTAAAGCACAATCTGCCCAAATAGCAGCCGACATCATCGAAAAATATCCATACGAAACCATTGAGGACATAGTTCTTATGTTGAAATATGTGAGACAAGGAATAATTGGTGACGGAAAGGATTTCAAGGTTGATGGGCAAAATATTATGGCAAAATGGATGCCTGAGTATTTGGATAAAAAATACTTTGAAGTTGAAAAAATGAATCAGCGCCAGTCGGTTGAGAAATCAACAGAACAAGAATCAGACAATCATCCGGTTACTCTTTATTACAAAAGAATCCGTGAAATCAAATACAAGAAACAACAACTTGAAAAAGCCAAACCAATGATTGATGATTTAGTCAAAAATATGGATAGGCAAATGTTGGAAGATACAATTGCTGATTGGGAGAAAAAAGAAGAAATGAAACCATATTTGGATTATCTAAAATCAAAACGAAAATACATCAAGAAATAATGGACGAAAGAATTAAAATAGTAAATGAAATCATTGAAAAAATATCTACACTTGACAGAATGTTTTTTCATCACAAAGGAACGGTTGCTTATATTTTCAGAGTAAACAAACAATTGTATATGCGAAATGAATACAATGGTGTTGATATGCTTATTTCTGCCAAAAGTGAATACAAACCAAAACATTGGTCTCATGGAGGAACTTTATGGGGACTTACCAAGGATTTTGTTCAATTTATTAAAACCGGAACAAAAATCAATGGTGATAATGGGTATGGTGGGTTATTCTGTTCCAATTGGGGATATAGTCAAGAATCAATGCTTGAGATTCAAAAATTAGCCAAAGAATTAGGATATTTATGAGTACAGATAATACATATTTTAGTGCCTCAATCCGGGTTGTTAAATCTTTGATTGAAATCAATTTTATGTTTGATACCGTTGAGGTTGTCCGTGAGAAAGTAATTTTAGCACCGGACAAAGAAGCGGTAAAAACAAAAATGTATGAAGAATATCCGCAGTTCTTCCAAAATGGAAAAGTATATGAAAAGGAGACTAAAGATACAGCTCAGTTTTTTTATGTTGTCATCAAGAAACTTTCCAATTGGGAAGCATCTCAGATAGAAGCCGGAACTTGGACTTGTGACCATTGTGGAGAAGTTCATCCAAACAAATATGAATCACGAATTCGTTATACAACAAAACCACCTTTTGTTGGATTATTATTCTGTGACAATGGTAATTGCCTAGATGAATACAAAAAGGAATATTACAAAGATTTTGAAATGCCGGATGATGAGAATTTTGTCAAGTCAGACAGTTTGAATTACATCTACAAGTGTACAGAAAAATCCACTGGGAAATGCTACATCGGAAAAACTCGAAATGCTCCTTTCTTCCGTTGGTGGAATCATCTCACTCACTCAAGCAGTCCATTTGGATTGTATTTTAGAACCACTAAATTGAGTGATTGGACTTTTGAGGTGTTGGAAGAACTACCATCGAATATGTCTGATAGTGATGTATTTAAAATTGAATCTGATTATATTATAAAATTTGATTGCATTTCCAATGGATTCAACTCTTTAATCAGTAATAAAAAACCAAAACAAGTAAACCAAATAAGTGCATTTGATCCGGATGAAATACAAAACTAATTATGAAAAAAATATCATTAGTTTTATTAATTTCAATATTGTTTATTTTTAATTCCGCAGATGCCCAAAATTATGAGTTCAAAGAGGTTTATTTAAGAAACTTACAAGGTAATTTTGATTTGATAGAAAAAAAGGGAACTGTAATTATTCTTGCAGATAAAATTGAGTTATTTGACCAAGTATTGTATATGAAGTCAAGACGTTTTTTACTTGATGAAAAAGGAATAAAAGTTGGTATTTTATATTCATGTACAGATAACACTAATTGGTACTCAATATTAATCACAACCGAAAATATTCTCTACTTTAAAAATAAAGATTTTGAAATGTTCCGGATGAAAATAACAGAAAATAAAATATAATGCCATATAAAAAATTAAGACAGCAAGTTTTTGAAAAATACAATGGTCATTGTGCTTATTGTGGTGTGGAAATTGCACCCAAAGAAATGCAAATTGACCACATTGTTCCACAGAGAAGTTGGATTGATGTATTCAGAAATAAACACATAGATTCATATTTCAGAAAGTTTGTTCCGGAATTTTTAGAACACTTAACGGAATTTGACTTGCATCATGTCGATAATCTGAATCCAGCTTGTAGAGTTTGTAATAAATGGAAATCAGCACACTATCTTGAATTATTCAGAAGTGAGTTACAGGATCAAGTGAATCGTCTAAATGCAAGAAGTGCAAATTTCAGAATTGCCAAAAGATTCAACCAATTAACCGAAACCGAAACACCAATTATATTCTATTTTGAAACGTTCACCAATAAAAGTAAAAACCCATAGGGATTGTAAGTATTCAGAATGCAAGAAGCCTTTCAAGCTGCACCGAACTACTGACCAATATTGTTCTCAAAAATGTGAGATAGCCGACAAGGGCTATCCTGAGAAGAAGCCATCCACACAGATTCCAAAAAAAAGCGAGAAGAAACAACTTGCCGATTTGAGATATATTGTTGTCCGAAGGGAGTTCCTTGGAAAACCCGAAAATAAAATTTGTCCTGTGACCAAGCAGCCGACAACCGAGGTTCATCATAAATGCGGTCGCAGACACGATCAATATGCTGATGAATGGGCTAGGGAAAATAACATTTGTTTGTTGATTGATGTCCGTTTCTTTTTAGCGGTTTCACGAGATGGACACGAATGGATTGAAGCCAATCCCACAGAGGCAAAGGAATTAGGTTATTCCGTCAGCCGATTAGAAAAAAAAGATTAAAAAAACTTTGCTTTTTAGTTGTTATATAAAAACTTTTGTTTATGTTTGTCCTGTCAAACAATAATAAAACTTAATTTATGAATTCATTAAAACAGTCAGATTCACAGTATAGAAACATTGGAGGTAAATACTTTGAATGTCATACTTCTGATCCGGGAGAATTTACAAACGCCAAAAAGGAATGTAAAGCTGCTGGATTAAGTTTCAGAATTATTAATGGTCAATTTTACAGAGAAACCACTAAGCAACTTCAATCAACGGAAGAAGCTATTGAAACCGTAAAAGAGAATAATAGAGAGTATTATGATTTAGCTATTGTTTATACGGAACGATGGATTAAAGAGCAGTTCAAACCTTTTACAAGTGAGGACTTATCTTCTGATATGTATTTAGTACTTGGAAAACCACAACAACCAAGAATTTTAGGCGCAATATTCCAGTATCTAAAAAAGAAGGATTTAATTAAGCACCACGGCTACGCTACGTGTAAATCTAAAGACAGGCATTCTCGACCTATTTCAGTTTGGATAACAGTAAGATATTCCAAACAACAATCTAATAACCGCAGTAAATTAAAATCTAAAAATAAAGTTGAGGTTGTTCAAATCGATGCTTTCAAACAAAAATAACCAATGAAATCAGCTAAAGAAATTGCAGAATTAACCAAGGATGCTAACACTAAATCCAATCAAACCTCTGAGATTGAAAAATCAATTGAAAAGGCCGCAAAAAAAGGTGAGTATTTTTGTTGGATTTATTTTCCAATTAGTGATGACATCCGTGAAATCTTAACCGAACTTGGTTATGAAGTAGGCAGTCAACAATTTGACCGAAACGAAACACTAACCAAAATTTCTTGGAAATAATGAATCACGAATTAAAAACTTGGAGTGAATATTTTATTGCAATATTATCCGGTGAAAAGAAATTTGAAGTTAGAAAAAACGACAGAGATTATAAAGTTGGTGATACTTTAATTTTAAAAGAATGGAATTGTGGTTTAGCTGAATACACCGGAGCAGTTTTAGAGGTAAAAGTAAAGTATATTTTGTATGGTGGTCAATTTGGAATTAATGAAGATTTTTGTGTAATGAGCATTGAAAAAATTTCGCCGATTCAAATAAATATTTGTCCAGAAGATGATGATGACTAAAATTATAACAAAATGAAAAATAATATAATTCCGGACCAAGAAATTTTAGCATTATCAATTGACCTTTTTTTAAAAGAATCAAAGCCATATTATGATGCTTTATCAAAAATTGCAATTTTGAAACCACAAAAATATCTTCTTAATCCAAAAGAAAATACTATTATAATATTACCATCGGATGATACGCCAACAGAAATTAACATTAAACAAGCCATAGAATTTATCAGAGAGAAATATCTTGGTGAATTTGAAATTAAAAACAATCCACATGAGTAGCCTAAACCCAATAACCGCAGATACCGTTTCTTCCATTGACTATTTCAAAGGTATGGATTCGATTAAACAAAAATGCTTACTTAAATTAGACAACCGTAAAAAGTTGGCAAATTTCATTAACATCGCTAAATTAAAAGGATGGGATTATTTTGTTTCCACTTGCTTTCCGGATTATCACAATCGAGAAATTGTGAAGGAACTCCTTGACTTTACAGAATGTATTGGATGCTCTGAAAAGTTTCCTTATGATGTAATGGTTCAAGATGCAGCTTGTGAAAATTACTGTCAAAAATGTTGGGATTATTTATCACCGATAATGGCAGAGGAACACCGTAAATTTGAAGAAGAAAACGAACAATAACAAAAACTAACTATGGCAACATTTGGAAGATTAATAGATTCACAAGTTCCGGTTCTGATTGAATTTTACAACGAGCAAAATGAGAAATCAGATTCTATGAATTTGGTTGTTAGGCAAGTTGTTCTTGACTTAGCTGAAAAAGTAAAAGTTATAAGGATAGATGCTGATAAAAATGAGTTGTTGATTGGAGCATTAAATATTAAAATTTTACCAACAATTATGATTTATAATGAAGGTAAAAAGGTATTCTCTAAATCCGGACAAATGTTTAAAAATGAAATTGTTGAAATTTTAAAACCTTATATAAAATGATTCCACTTATAACTTTGACCACCGCAGAAAAAGTATTTTCTACGATTGTAGCAATTATTATTATTGCTTATTGGGTTTATATGTTCTTTAACGATGACCGCTACGAATGGTTTTCTCAAAATGTTCTTCCGGAAAATCCTAGGGATGGTAGAAATATTTCAGAAGATGTATTGGTTTATGATTATGACGATGACTGTAACCATATAGCTTTCTATTCTTATTCTAAAGATAATTGGGTTTTCATTAATTGTGAAAATTCAATTCCTAAAAATTTTAAGTGGAGATATTTTGATATTGAAATTGACCAACCCTAAAACTAATTAAAATGACTTTAAAAAATTTAAAAAAGGTTAGAGTATTATTGTCTGAATATAGTGATTTTTTTGATGCAAATTCTGATGGAGATGAAACAGGGTATGTTCAAGAAATTAATAGTAAACACGTTGAGGTAGAACAAATTTTAAAAGATGAAAGTTTCAAACTTCATCTGAGAAATGAGTTAGCAAAAAGAAGAAATATTAACAAAAAAAAATAGCAGTATGAATAAAAGATATTGGTTTATTTCAATAACAATCACTTCCCCAACAGCGATGGGAAATGCAAATTTAGGATTTATTTCATCAGATGAAGATCCTTTTAGTAATAACGCCATTGTGAATGGTATAATTAAAAAAAATCCATCGCTAAAACCGGAAAATGTTATGGTAATGTATTTCTATGAGTTTAAAAACGAAATTGATTACAATTTATTTTTTGACAAAAGATGACCAATTTATCATTAACCATAACGCTGAGAGATAAACTGAGTGCTATAGTTAAAAAGCATCAGCCAAAAGTTCTTGTAATTGGAAGTGGAGATTGTTCTAAAGTTGCTGTTGCTATTTCAAGAATGAATGTTTCTTTTGGATTGTTAGGTATTTCATTATCTCAATTTGCACAGACAGTTCATAAACCACCATCAGCCGGAAAGTCAGAATTTGACACAAAAAATTGGAAATTTGATACGGAAATTTCAAAATCGGATGCTGAAAAATTGATTAGTTCATTAAATAAAGTTTTACTTGAGCGACCAATAATTCCAATAATTCCAACAGATACATCACCAAAATCTTTTGGTATGAAACGAATGGGCATTAATAACAATAAAAACTTTAGAAGAAACCGATGAAAAATTACACCGATACCGAGGATTACAGAATCAGTCAATTACTGGACCGTTTCATTCGTGAGTTGTTTTTAACCGGAATTACTTATGTTTATGATCCTAAATATCGTAGAGACACGAATGATAGCTTTCACAAAGCAAATAAGAAGCTATATGAGATGTTTACTGATAGATTGGAACGAGAGCATCCGAAATCCGGATATGTTTCAAATGGAGGCATTTATGAAGGAATTGATTGTTTTAAAGTTGAGGTACACGGATTGTAATGGTAAAATCATCAAAACAAATATTTGAATTCAATCGCAATTATATTGCTGAATTAGCGGTAAAAGGTGCATCAATAAAGAACTGCGGTAAAATGTGTTCTTCTTGTGCTTTCAAGAAAGATTCAGAAGCAAATTTGGAACGCCACAATGTTGAGGCAGCAATACAGTCTTTAGAGATGGGACAGTTCAACTGCCATATTGAAACTGATGTAGATTCAGGCACACCTTGTAAGGGATTTTTAAATGCTTTGCAAGTTATTGATCCGGATAGAAAGGTTAGACATTATCAACCAAAAAATGTATCTGAGTGTCCATATTGCCAAAAGAAGTTTGGAGACAAGAACGATGAGATTTTAAACCGATGCAATAAAAACAAATCCGGTATGACAAAGAGAAAATGTGAATGTGGAAACCGATTTTATGCAACGTACAATTATATGGGTGGATTGGAAACTTTCAAGTTATGACAGAGGAACAAGCGGCCATCAATGAATTAAAGTCTATGTCCAAGGAAGAATTAGATTTAGTTCCGTATGAAAATGTATGGATAACTTGTTGTTGTAAGGGATGTAATAGCGTTCATAGGGTTAGAGACTACGGAATTACTCCTGAATATTATTCACCAAAATTTGGATTTGTGGATGCGGCCGGAGGAATGTATTGGTGTGGAAAGCATTGGAAATTCAGAAATAGGCTAGTGCCGATTTACGGTCTTGATAAAGTAGCCTGGAAATTAGTAGATTGGTTAAAGAAACCAATTTTAACGGATCAAGAAAAAATAAAACTAAAAAATAAAAGAGCAAAATGATACAATTAGCAATTTGTGCAGAATCTTTAGCATGGTTTGGAATTATGCTTATAGTAACAACTTTAACAACAACAATTAGTTGGATTAAAATTAACGACCACTATACAATTTTGAAAGCTCAAACTAAGCAACCTGATTATTACAAGGTTGTTTTCAAAATGTGGTTTCTATTTTTTGGTTTGCTTTTATTAATGCTATTTCTTTGCGCTTTGCCTTTTATAATAATAGATGCACCGGAATATTTTTAAAAATAAATAAAAAAACCGCACGTTAATTGCAAGTGCAGAAGGTGTGTGAAGTGGTACTTAGTAGCAAACCTTCAAACGGCTGATAGTTTATGGAATCAGAAGAAGAAATTGAAGATATATTTTCAGAAGGGATGCCTGATTTTGTAGGATCAAACTATGCGATTCCAAAAGATTACTTTTGGCACACAGAAATTGAATATAACGGACAAAATCTACAACAATAAATTATTATGAAAAAGCAAAAAATTAATCACGAAATAATGGAAAGAGAACCAAAATCATTTGATAATGCTATGCAAAAAGGCAAGGTTAAATGGCAAAAAACTAGAAGTCCAATGTCACACTTGACACCACCAAAAAAGAAACGTAAAAAATGAGTATTATATCTAAACAATTAGTTACAAAAGAAGATTTTGAATCTTTAAAAAAGGGAGATGTTCTTGCTTGTCAATTTCATAGAGATATGCATGACCATCCGAAAAAATCTTTTAGATTTAAAGTTTTTGAAATTGCAGAAGTCAAAACAAGAACAAAAGAAATCATACTACAAAGAAAGAACAATCTGTTTTTTAATTATGGAATGTTTATAGATCCTTCTGATGGAATTAGTAACCTTAAAAGTGCAGTATTAATTTATACTGATGAATCTTAAAATATATGAAAAATTTAACACCATTATTGACCTACGTTTTAGGTTTTGACAGCAGTAATACGCTAATTCACTCAAGACTTTTTAAAATTGAATTATACGCTAGATTTTTAAATCAGAATTTGAAGGATCGCTATGAAGTATATGATGTTATAGCACATCCTATGAATCGCTTCATTCCTTGTGATACTAATGGAAATATTATAACTCCACCGTCTCAAGAATTTATGTTATCAAATAGTCCTGAGTTTTCGGAATCAGAAATGCAAAAATATAGACAAGCTAGATCAAGAGTTTTATTTGATGGATTTGAAATAAAAGAAACAAGTTCCTCAAAATATCAAAATTTAACTAATGGACAATTTTCACTTTTATTTTATTATGAAAGTAATGAGTGGGGATTAGTTGAAAGTAATTTAAACATAGAATCTCTAGTAATTCATAAATTGAAATTAACTGAAACTGCCCAAAGACAAATAGGGGTAAGCCCAAACTAAATAAATAACAAAAACAGAAAATTATGTCACCAGAAACTTCATCTAATGCTGCTAGGTCAGCTAACAATGCTTTAGCTAACACGGTACACGGAAACATCCGTACTGCGAGTGCTATTGAAAATATGTTTGACAACTTTGACCGTATTCCGATTGAGGATTTGGAAAAGTTTGCATCAGCATATAATCCGGACCAAGATTTAAAAACCAAGAAAATCTTCACTCGTGAAGAAACTACCCAATTGCTTGAGGATATTTTAGAAAGTCCTGATGTTATTTTGGATGCTATTAATAATGAATACACGGATCACAATGCCAAATCAATTTTAGAAATCTTTGAACAACAAAAATAATGAAGAAATTATCAATAATCAGCACAGATTTACTCAAGGCAATCCAAATGGTTGCTCCGGTAGTAAGAGATAAAAATGTAGTTAAAATCTACGACAACATTTTATGTGAAATCACCGCAGACAAACTAAAAGTTACGGCGGCCAACCAAGAGGTAAGGGCAAGTACTCAAATCGAAGGAGTTATTGCATCGAGTGATTTTGCATTCTGTATAGAGAAGAACCTTATAGTAAACATTCTGAGTGGACTTCCGCTTGGAACTGCAATTGAATTGGAATTTGGTAATAATGAGATTGTAATTTCATCAAAAATTGGAGTTTACAATTTACCGATTGAACCCGCACAAGATTATCCAATTCCAAAAGAAATCAATGATGCCAATTCATTTATGGTAGATGCAGAATTCTTATTGGATGGTTTAAAGAAAGCCTCACCATTTGTAGATGATGCCACGGAAAACATTAATGCAATTATGATTAAATCCGTTGAAGCAGAGCTTTACATTGTTGGAGTTGACAGATTTTCTTTTTACGAAAAGAAATTCCCATACAACGGTGATGAGGTTGAACTTTTCATAAGTGCCAATGCAGCGAGATACATCACTCAATCTTTTGATTTTGATGATCCACTTGTTGTGAGATACAATCCAACATTCTTCTGTGTTTCTTGTGGTGACTTTACGGTAGAGATAACCCAAATGCAAATCAAGTTTCCACCGTACAGAAAAATTTTGGATGCCATCAAAAAAACCAACTGTTTCAAAATTGAAAGAGATCAATTTTTAGCATCAGTAAAAAGATTCTCTACGTTGTCGGATAAAGACAATAATGTTTTGGTTTTGGATTTCAACGACAACAAGGTGGAATTGTATTTTGAAAACCGTGCGAAAGGATGCAAAGCCAAAGAAGTTTTGGATTGTGTTTATAACGATGCACCGTTTAAAATTGGCTTCCAAATTAACTTTTTGAAATCAGCGTTAAATGCTTTGGAAGAAAACACAATTGAATGGTATTTCTATGAACCTTTTAAGCCAACGATGTTTGTGGAAGAAAACACTAGAGTACTTGCAACTCCTTGTAAATTTCAAACCAAGGCTGTTCAAGAAACAGCCGAGGAAAAATAAACAACAACTAACTCTTAAAAGATATGAAAAATCGTGAAAGAAAACACAGAGTTTGGACTGGACATAAAATGGAATATGATGTTCTTGTTGGGGTATTGGGAGCATTTTATGTTCCAGGTTTGGATGAAAATGATTCAGCCTGTATCAGTCCGTTTAATACAAAATTTCCACCTGAATCTCCGGTAATGGATCATTTTGGTTATCCTGACAAAAATGGCAAAGACATTTACCAAGGAGACATCATTGAACTTACAAACGACCGTAATGAAAAAATACGAGTAGTTTGTGAATATGGCACGGTACAAAGAAGAATTGTTGGAGGAACAGTAAATCTTTGTGACATCACTGGATTCTATTTCAGAAACCAACACGGTCAAGCAACATTCCCAATCTTTGAAAACTATCAAGGAAAGAATGATGTGGAACTCTTTGAGGTAATCGGAAACATTTATGAAAATCCTGAATTATTCACTCATGGAAAATAAAGAAATAAACCAACCTCCAAAAACTAAAGAGGAACTTTTTGAGAAGTATGGTATTAAATCAGAACACTCTGTTTGGAGCAATTCAATTGATAATTGGACGGGGGTTGAAATTTTCAGAATAATGCACGGAGGCAGACTATCAACTAAAGAAGATACCTCTTTTAAATATATTTTAGATTTTTTAGACCACGCCAAAGCATTAGATAAATTTTGGACAAGAACAGTAATGGCTAGACCTGATTGGGGTAGTTGTTACTTAACTGCAAAACGTCTTGTGTTTTTATTATCCGATGAAATACTTGAAGAATTAAATTCTGACACCGATGGAAACAAATCTGATGAGTAACGAAAGAAAATTGGAACTGACCTTGTTTGGCATGATGCCTCACAAGGTCACGGTACAATGGATGTCTCAAATAGACACCTTACAACGCCAAATATTGACAATGGGAAATTACTATTATAACGTTGTCACCAACCAGGCTAAACCGGAACTTCATTCTATTGAAAAGTTATCCGAAAATATTCTTGATGATGAAAACGATTATTTCTATCAGTTAAACCTTGAGTTGTGTGATATTTTGTCCGTGACTGATTGTAGTTATTTTTTAAAATCAATTTCTGAAAACAAATACTATGCAGTAAGTGCCAACGTTATGTTTACTGCAATAGAATGGTTCAAAGAAAATCACTTTAACATTTACCTTTTACCGAAGGATATGTACATCGAAAAATCCGAAGTTAAGAAATGTGTGGAAAAGTAGAAACCTATAAATGCACTCAGCCTTGCGGAAATTGTCCGTACAGAAAAGATGCACCACTAAGGTTATGGGCTGTTGAGGAATACATTAAACTCCTGGAAATGGAAAATGATTATATGGGCGCAAACTATGCTTGTCACAAAGCCAATGGATCAGTTTGCGTTGGATGGCTGATGAAGCAAGATGAGAATCGTTTCCCATCAATAATGCTTCGATTATCATTATCAAAAAACAATGTCACTAGGCAGTATTTGGATTCCTTAAACAGCCCTTCGCCTTTATATGCCACCGTACAAGAAATGGCAGAGGCAAATTACCCGGAAGTATTCAAAAAATAAATAAAGAAAAGTTTGTTTATAAAATAAGTTTTCTTTAGATTTGAAAAATCAAAAAACAATAATAAAAATGGACGAAAAGAAAGCAAGAAAGCCAAGAGTGGTAAAAATGAAACCACTTCCACAAGAAAGACAAATGAAAGCTCAAGTTGTGCCTCGCTCTGGTCACACGTTATATGAGGTTGATAAAACTGAAATGACAATGAAACCAGCAGAATACCAAATTGTAAAAAAAATGGTTGAGGTTGCTCCAATTATGAATAAAATTCTAAGAACCAAAGGTACTCCTGAGTTTGTGGAAAAGGAAGTTAAAGAGGTAATCATTAAGCCAAATTGTCTTTATATTTCAGCATTGAACCCAAAAAATGTAATGAAGATATTGGTTAGAAACTTTGGCTTCATCCCGGAAGAACCTTTAAACAAAAACAATCATGGCATCGTCAAAAACAAAACGTTGTAAATTAGATAAAACTCCGGTGAAATTAGATTTTGCCGGAGTTATAAAAATCCTTGAAAAACGAGGTGTAAAGAAGAATCAAAAAACCATCGCAAACGAGGTTGGTTTTTCTGTTGTTTCCGTTGGTCAATGGAACAAAGAAGCACCTGAGATAGTAACTATGATTTATCATTTTTTAAAAGATAATCATATAGATTTTGAAGAATTTGTAAAAGAAATACATACAGAAAAAAATGATTAGTGTAGGTTCAGATTTTTCCGGTGTCGGTGCATTTGAACAAGCGTTAAAAAGGTTGGGTGTTGAACATCAAATACTTTTTGCTTGTGATATGGACGAATATGCTAGGCAGACATTTTGTTTAAATTACGGAACTGAAAAAGACATTGAGTTGGTGTATTCCAAAAAACACTCTGAGCTTTGCAAAAAAATCAAAAGGGTTGTTGATAAGAATGAGATTTTTGAACCGAAGCATAAGCCGTTATTTGATGAGGCTACGGCATTTGCAAAACAATTCTCATTCTATTTTGATTGGAATGTATATAATCGAGAGATACCGGATCAACCACTTGACATATATGTTCCAACTCCACCGTGTCAATCATTTTCTTTGGCTGGAAAAAGGAAAGGTGAAGCCGATAAAAGAGGCATCCTTTTTTACAATTCCCATGAATTCATCAAGAAGAACAAACCCAAGTCTTTTATTTTTGAAAATGTACAAGGTTTGCTTTCGGATGATGATGGGAAAACATTTCAGCGCTGGGTGGATTACCTTGGTGGAAAATCAGTTAATGGTTATCCGACATTCTTCCCACACGAAGAAAGTGTTCCATATCACATCTATTATAAAGTTTTGAATGCAAAGCATTATGGTATTCCTCAGAATAGAGACAGAATTTTTATAATTGGAATCCGAGATGACGAAGATGACGAATTCTTTTTTCCTCAGAAAATGCCGTTAGTTAAGAAGTTGCGTGATTGTTTAGAACCCGTAGTTGATAAAAAGTATTTTTTGAGTGATGAGACAATTCAGATGTTTCTAAAACATACAGCCAATCAAAAAGCTAAGGGCAATGGATTTAAGTTTGAACCAAAACCTATTGATGGTTCTGCATCAGCAGTTACAACAAGGGCGGGTTCAAGAGCTGATGATAATTTTGTTGAGGTTGGGACATGGAGAACTCACGAGGACGGAAAAGGATTCAGACCAACAGAAGATAACAATTGCCCAACGATTCCGGCAAGAGCTAGAGAAGATGGCAGCGGTCAACCAGTAATCAAAATCACTACAAATAACGAAAAGGGGTTTGAAGAATTTAGAGAAGGTGACAGTTTGAATCTTAACAACATCAATAGTAAAACAAGGCGAGGTCGTGTTGGAAAAGGCGTGGCGCAAACTTTAGATACTGCGTGTAATCAAGTGGTTATTGCTCCGGCATCACCGAAAGATGTAGTCCAAATTAATCCTTCTAAAGAAAGCGGTGGCGCACAACCATTTAAGCAAAACAGAATTTATGAAGGAGACATTGTTGGTACTTTAGATACAGAGTGTGGCCGCCCAGCATACGTTATTCCGAATAAAACCTTAACGAATCAACAACAAGATAAATTAGAAAATTTAAGTGTTGATGAGGATATATCCGGTTGTATTACAAACGCCATTGGTAGAGCAGGATCAAGTGATGAGTTTATGGCATCCGTAAAGAAGAACGCCATTATTACACAAAGCATAAGACGGCTTACCCCTTTAGAATGTTTTAGACTAATGGACTTTAACTTTGACATTCCCGGCGTACCTGATTTCAAATGGAGTGTAAGTGATACCCAAGCATACAAACAAGCTGGAAACTCAGTTTGTGTTGGAGTGTTTGTGTTGTTGATTAAAGAACTTTTAAAAATCAAATAGCATTATGAAAAAAAAATTGTTATTAAGTTTTGTTACATTGTTATCTTGTGTGGTAGCATCATTGTCTTTTATTTGGATCATAATAGAATCCATTGCATCTTGGTTAAGTGACACATCATTCAATTTTTGGTGTGTTTGGTCTTTTTTGATTAGTGTTGTAGTGACAATTTTATCTTCATATACTTTTCACAAACTACCAATTGAAAGAAGTTTTCACGGTACAATGGAAGAAGCAAACAAAAAAATGGCGTTTAACTTCCAACATAAAATTCAGTTTCCAGATGAGTGTAAATGTTTTGGAAATCCAGGCACAAATTGTGTTTCCGGAAATTGTAATTCTTGCGGCCATAGAAAAAAAAATTAACAAAAAATAAAATATCTGCGATGTAATAAAAAAAATTATATATTTGTACCAAACAAATAACTATTGTTGTGAGAACATTGGTACTAAAAAAATTATAGAAAGTGTTTCTTCTTCCGAGAGGACAACACTTTTTTACTTTTATAAAAACAACCAAATATGAGTTTTGATTATATATTAGCTAGAGAAATTTACGGAAGTCCATGGAGTGCTGATGCTGTTTCACTTTCTCAGTTAACCGCAATTTTAACCAATTTGCAAAACGGAGTGATTTTATCACCGCCTGAAACAAAACTTAATTCAATAGGTGTTTTAGACATTACAAGTGAAACTAGGCTGATAAGTTATAATTGGCAGTTAAATAATCCTGATTCTTTTGAAGGCATCGGAATCATAAACCTAAACGGTGTTATAACCAAAAACGGTGGTGCATCAACAAATGGCACAAAGCAGATGTCAAAGCAGATGCTTCAAATGTCAAAGGATTCAAGAATCAAAGGATTTATTCAATTGTCTGATTCAGGTGGAGGTTCCAGTGTAGCGGTTGGTTTGATGCAAGATGCTATCAATGAGGTTAAAAAAACCAAACCGTATTATACATTGGTTGAAAAAGGAGGAATGTTAGGATCTGCCGCTTATGGTATTTCATCACCTTCCACAAAAATATTTGCCGAGGATGGTATGAGTATCATCGGAAGTGCTGGAACAATGTGGCAGATTAGCGGTAAACCAAATGGTACAACCGACAAAAATGGAACAAAGCACGTTATTTTATATGCTTCAAAATCAGTTAAGAAAAACCACGCATATAACGAGGCAATTGAAAATGACAATTACTCAATCGCAATAAATGAAGTTCTTGATCCGTTAAATGAAAATTTCTTAAACAGAATTGTTGAAAATAGACCTCTGTTAAAAGGTACAAATTACGATAACGGACATACTGTTTTTGCAAAAGATGCCATCGGAACATTTATTGATGGAATCGCTAGTTTTGATGAGGTTGTAGAAATGATTTTATCAGGCGCACACGAAGTAGGAAGTAATTCAAACGAAAATAATAATAACCAAAAATCTAACAAGATGACTAAGGAAGATTTAAAATCAAAACACCCGGACGTTTATGCTGACATTTTAGCAGAAGGCGCAACGGCTGAACAAGACAGAGTTGCTTCTTGGGAGGCTTATAGAGAAGCCGATTCAAAAGCGGTTTCCGAAGGTATTGCAAGTGGTAAAAAAATCACAGATGCTCAAGCCCACCAATTTCAAGCTACTTTAGCTACTAAAGGAAAAATTCAGGAATTAAAATCTGATAGTGCTAAACCAATCACTACCGAAGAAACACCAGCCATCGACAATGGTGCTGACAAATCTAAGGAGAAAAAAGAGGCAGAAATTAAAGCTGCTATGGACTTTCAACTTTAAAAATAAAGGATATGCCTATATACTCAAAACAAAGAAACGCAACGAGAAATCAGTCCACTATGGACTTCACGGTGCAAAATATCTTTACCTACGGTAACAGATATAATACTGGTACTTTCATCAACAACGTTGGCGAAGAAATTGATGCTCAAGACGGATTCTTGGTAGTAAGAAATTCAGGAACTTTTGAAACTGCAACAGCAAAATTTGGTACTGCTTTAACTGCGGGACAAACAATGATTATTGCTGGTCTTACTTATACTTCTACGGGCGCAACAACTCCGGCTGAATTAGCTGCTGCTTTTGCAAACTTGGCAGTTGGAGCTACAACCGGAGCGGGAACTGCTACTGGTTCTTATTCAGGTGCTTTAACAGGATATGCCACCGGAGATGCTGTTGGTGCAAGTTTAGATACAGTTGTATTTACTGCTTCAACAGTTGGTGCGAAAACTGATTTAACCGCAACCGGAACCGGAACATCGCCAACATTTACAATTGTAAATGGAACTGCGGGAGTTGACGAAGGATTCAGTCCAGCTACATCTGCTAATTTGGCAAATGTAATTGGAATCTTGAAAATTGAAGGAATCAATACAATGGCAAACGGTGCAAGTTTGTCTGCTAATTATTGCCTTTCAGGTGATATTGATGCAAGTATGTTGATTTTACCTAATGGAGTTACTTTGGACACCATCGTAGGCTCTAAAGCATTAAAGGATATACTAACCGCATTAGGTTTCGTTTTAAACAACGTTTCCGAATTGTCTAATTTCGATAACTAATATGATAACTCCACAAGAACACAGTAACGCACTTACGAAAAAAATCGTAGGTCGTTTTGAAGAAATGATTGAAGTTCGTTCTGGATTTGCCGGATGGTTTCCCGAAGAAACAACTCCAACACTTGAAGTAGATGTTGAGGTTCAAAGAGGAACTGATTCTATTTCTGAGGATGTAGTTCGTTTCACAGAAGGAAACAAAAACAAATCTTCAAAAATTTCTGAACACAAATACATTCCACCATTCCACAAGGAAGATTATGACTTCCAAAGAGACCAGGTGTATATGAATACCATTGCATTAGGTGTTGGAATGGAAAATGCTCAAGTGAACAAGGTGATTGCTACAAACGCATTGAAAGCCGTTACTAAGAACAGGGACAAAATTGTTCGTGCGATTCGTAAACAACAAGCCGATGTACTTCAAACGGGTATTGTTTCCCTTAAAAATGGAGACAATATTGATTACAGAAGGAGAGCGGATTCTATGGTGGTTTCAACTATTCCTTGGAGTACATCAGCTACCGCTACGCCAATCGATGATTTAAGAGCCGGGTTTACCTTCTTGAGAAACATTGGAAACTCAAGCGGTTCACAAGTTAATGTGATTATGCGTGGTGATGCTTTTGAAGCATTTATGAAATGCGCCCAAGTGAAAGACCAAGCAACGAATGTTGTTGAGCAAGTTCAAAGAATTAATATCACAATGCCACAGTTTGATGGTGCATCAGGTTTTGCTTTACAAGGTAAAGTAGCAGCGGGTGATTTTGTGGTTTACATTTGGACTTACAACGAAAAATACACCGACAAAAATGGTGCTACACAGTACTATTTAGCTAATGATACCGTGGTTATGTTGCCGGATGATTTCAAAGGAAAAACAGTCTTTGGAGGATTACCAACATTAAACTCTAACAACATTGCTGGTGTTGAGGTTGATATGCCTGGAATCGTAGAAGCACAGTATTTATTACGTGCTTATAGCGATAAGAAAACGTTGTCAAGTACTTTAGAATTGACATCTGCTCCATTGGTAGTTCCATTTACCATTGATAAAATATTCTCAATGAAAGTACTTTAATCTGTATCAATTATGGCAAAGTATAGAGTATTAGTAATTGCGATGACTATCAAGGATAATAAAATCGCAAAATATAATGAAACCGTTGATGATAGTCAATTAAACAGTTCTCCTGTTGATTTGGTAAAAGATGGATTCATTGAGTTGGTGACAGAGGATAAAAAAGCCTCTGCTCCGGCTCAAACTGAAACAACCGCAGATGCGGAATTAACAGAAGCAAAAGTTGCTTATGATTCTGCAAAAGAAGCGTTTGATGCCTTGACACCTGAAACCTCAGAAGAAGATCGAGGAACAGTAACGGATGCCTTAAAATCACCAATTGAAAAGTTGGGAGTTTTAGGAGAAGATGTTACTGAGCTTGTGAAAATTTTTGAAACCGTTGATGATGGTCAATTGAACCCTGAATTGGATCAATTGAAAGCCGATTACTTAACTGCCGTTAAGGAAAAAGCCGATTTGCCGAAAGATGCAAAAGCAAAAGATTTGGCAACCGCTGGAACTAAAATTGCTGATTTAAAAGCACAATTAGTTGAAGGTGGTGTATCATTTGACGAAGATGGTAATATTGTATAACCATCAGAAAAGAATTAAAATATAACGATGAATGGAGACCTATTCGATATTATTAAGAGAGATGCAAAGCAATTTGTAACCACGGGTGGTTATCAAGTTGACATTAAATTGTCAACAGAAAATAACTCTCACTCTGTTAATGTTACCGGATGGGCCGCCAAAATCGCCTGGTCTTTTGATTCCGATGGAAATCAAGTAAATACGTCTAACGCTCATATAACTATTGATGAAGATTTGCTAATTGCGGCCAATTATCCTTATAGGAATGCGAAAAAAGAAGTTTCTATGCTTCAACATCAAGTTTCTTTTAAAGATAGTACCGGAGAAGTCAGAAATTATCGAGTGAGAGAAAATCTTCCAGATGATAATTTAGGATTACTTTACCTCGTATTAGGAAATCATAAAAAAACTGAATAATGGCTGCTATACTTCAAGAAATAATCCCTACACAGGGTTTTGAAATTGTTGCACACAGAATATGTGAAATTATAACGGAGGAAATTGCAAATCAACAATCACTCCAAAATTTAACTGAAACTTGTAAGGTTTTTTTAGAGCGTATTGAACCGTTTACGAAAGAGGAAGATGTCATGGTTACGGTTGCATATCGTGAGAGTATTCCAGAAGGAAATACCCAAAGCGATTATCAAGGATTTGAGATGTTTTTTATTGATCTCTTTATATCTGGTGGATCGGAGGACGATGATTTTGCGAGTGTTGTAATGCAAAAAAAGTTGTATAAATATCTTGGACTTATTCGGTATATTTTAAGTTCAGGAAAAATGCCAACATTAGGATTACCACCAGGATTAATCGGAGGAAAATACATTAAAAAAATTACTCTTGATACTGACTATTCAAATTTTGGAAATCACAGTAACTATGATTGGGCATATATCCGTTTTGCAAGGATAATGTTTATGGTTAGAATTCAAGAAAGAACAGATCTTTGGCAAGGCATTCCGTTATTAGGAAATGACACCCAAATTCATCTTGAGAACACAACACAAGGATTACAATTTACATTTAATAATACTTAAAAAGACAATATCATGGGGACATTATCTACGGCTATTGGAGAAGATAGAATTTCGAGAACATCCGGCTACAATATTAAAAGAGGTCGTTTTAGTACCGAAACACAAAACCTACCTCATATTATCGCTATCTTTGGAGAGGCGAATACGGCTAATCAAGCTGGTTTGACACCAGCTAAAGTTGAGGTCACAAGTGCAGCTGAGGCCGCTGAACTATTTGGAAATGGTTCTCCTATCCATAGAGCGGTTAGTATTTTGAGACCTCAGAATGGAGACGGTGTTGGAGGAATTCCGACCATTGTTTTCCCACAACTTACAGCAGAAGATGCTACTGCTACTGTTAGAGCTTGGACTGTAACTGGAACCGCCACCGGAAATGCTACACATACGGTTGTTATCAATGGAAGAACTTCTATTGATTTCCAATCTTATTCTTTTGATGTAGTTGAAGGAGACACGCCAACTGTTATTGCTGCTAAAATTGCCTCTGCTATTAGTGGAGTTTTAGGTGCGCCTTGTACAGCTACAAGTGCTTTAGCAGTTTGTACAGCTACAACAAAATGGAAAGGAACTACAAGTGCTGATTTCCACATGACTATTGATTCAGGTAATAACTCCGTTGGAGTTACTTATGCTGAATCTACATCTACTGATGGAGCGGGTTCAGTTGATTTAGCTGATACCTTTGCTCAATTTGGAGATACTTGGTACACAGATGTATTAAATACTTATGGTGTGCCTCAATTTGCTGCTTTAGAGCAGTTTAATGGACTTCCAAATGATACCGCTCCAACCGGAAGGTATTCAGGTCTTATTTTCAAACCATTCATTGCTTATGCCGGAAGTACATTGTCTGACAAAGACGCTTTAGCGGCTATCACAAATGATTCCGATAGAATTTCTCAAGTAACAAATGTTTTATGTGTTGCTCCAAATTCAAAAGCATTCCCTTTTGAGGCTGCGGCCAATGCAATTGCTTTAGCATCTGTTGTGTATCAAAACACTCCAAATATTGATGTAAGTGGTTTATCATATCCTGATATGCCTGTTCCGGCAGATGAAGAAATTGGCGATATGAAAGACTACAATAACCGAGATTTCTTGGTTAAAAAAGGTTGTTCTACTGTTACCTTGGTAAATGGTGCATATCAAATCCAAGATTTAGTTACTACTTACCATCCAGCGGGAGAAGTGCCATTGGCATATCAATATCCAAGAACATTGAACATTCATTTCAACGTAAAGGATTCTTATACCACTTTGGAAAAACTCTATTTGAAAGACAAAACATTAGTTTCGGATGGTCAGATTGTGACTGTTGAAAACTGTGTTAAACCTAAAGAGTGGAAAGCTATCATTCATAATTTGTTTGATGAAAAAGCGGAAGAAGCATTAATCAATGATCCTCAGTTTTCAAAAGACAGTTTGAATGTACAAATTAGCACTACAAATCCAAACAGATTTGACACGGTGTTTGATTATAAAACTACCGGAACGGTTAGAATTTCAAGTACAACTGCGAGAGCGGGATTTTAATTTATAAAACATAAAACGATATGGCAAATTTTGTTTTCGGGGATGTACTTAATATAGTAGTAACCCATTTAGGAACAACTTACAGATTTTCTCCTAAATCCAATGAAAGTGGAACTTTAGATCCAGGTGGAATCAGAGGTAACGATGATAAAAACCAAATCACCTCAAACGGTCAGATGATGAGACAACTAAACCGTGAAAGATGGTTGGTTGAATGTCCAATTGCTTGTGATACTATTTCCAACGCAGAGTTCAATGCATTGAACATTATGTCTGCATCTCCGGTACTAGGTTCGTGGCAGTTTGAATTGATCTCAGGAGCAATTTATATTGGTCAAGGATGTCCAGTCGGTGAGATTTCAACAGACACCAATAACGGTACTATTCCGTTAAAAGTTTCTGGAAACGGAGAACTCCAAAAAATCTAATCTAAAAGGGTATCGTGGGTTGCGATACCCTACTTTTAATATTAAAAAACAAAACAAAAAATGGAAAGTAAAGTCGAAAAAGAGGTGGCTCTTAATGAGTTAGAAGCCTTCGTTAACAAGTTCAGTAAAAAACCCGTATTAAGATCAAATTTAGAAGAACTATATCCTGATGTCCTTGATGGAATTATGGATGGTTTGGTTGTTTTTAAAGAAGATAATGTTCCGGTATTTACCTTAAAATATCCTATCAAGGATGACAAAAATGAAATTGCAATTTCTGAAATAAATTTCAGAACTAGAATCAAACCATCTCAATTAGCCGGGTTAGGAAAAGGATTGGATTTGAAAAAAGAAGTTTTACAGTTTCAATTGAACATCACGGCTTTCATCATTGATAAAACGCCGGGTACTCTTGATAAATTTGAACCGTATGACTACGATATAATCAGTCAGATTTCAACTGTTTTTTCGTAAGGTGGACAGTTGAGATAGATGATGCCATCAAAAGCATAGTTTATCAATATAGTTGGACACCTAAAACAATTGAAAAAATGTATTGTGACGATTTTGATTGGAAAGGTATAATGTATTGGTATGACGAATGCGTAAGAATTTCAAAAATCAAACCCACAAGTTAAATTTGAAACCTCAATAGTTGTAATGGCGATTGAGGTTTTTTTAAAACAAAACACAGCATGGGAGTAGCTACAATGAGAGTACCAACTATCTTTACTGCGATAGATAGGTTTAGTAACGTTGTCGATAAAATGACACGAAAAACAACTATGTTTGGTCAAGCGGCCGGAGCAGCGGCTATGCGTACTTCTAAAAAATTCAATGATGCCGGATCATCTCTTTTGACATCAGGCGCAATTATGGGTGTTGGAATCGGAATTGCCGTAGATCAAGCGGTAAAGTTTGAGAAAGCTATGGCAACGGTCAGCACCACAATAGACAGTACTCCTGAGATGATGAAACGGATGGGAGATGATGTACTCAAATTATCTAAAATAATTCCGAAACCTCTTGATGAGTTAACATCTGGTTTATATGATGTAGTTTCTGCGGGTATTGATGCCCAGCATTCTATGACTGTACTGAAAGCATCCGGACGATTAGCGGTCGCTGGTTTGGGAACAACTGCGGAAGGGGTGGACATTCTGACTTCTTCCATTAATTCATTTAATATAGATGCTTCCAAATCAGAAGAAATTGCCAATAAAGTGTTCAAGGCTGTCAAGTATGGTAAAACTACCGTAGAAGGTTTGGCTGAATCTTTTGGTAATAGTTCTGCTTTAATTAAAAACTCCAATATTGAATTATCAGAATTTCTTGCGGCCACAGCATCTTTGACCACAACTGGTATGTCAGCATCTAGGGCGCAAACACAAGTTGCATCAGCTACCATTGCGCTTATTAAGCCAAACAAAACGATGTCCAAAATTTTGAATAGATTGGGTGCAAAAGACATTCCTACCTTTATCAAGAAAAATGGAGGTCTTATCAAAACATTGGACTTAGTTCAAAAAATGGCTGAAAAAACCGGAGCAAATCTTCCAGCAGCTTTAGGTAGAAAAGAAGGTTTAAATGCTCTCTTGTCTTTACTTGGGCCGCTAAGAAAGAATTTCCAAGAAATATATAATGATATGGAATCCGGAAATGATACCCTATCAGCATCCTTCAAGAAACAAACTGCTGCTACCGCCGCTAGATTCCAACTATTGAAAAATAATTTGGTTGATTTAGCTATTAAGGTAGGTGATGCAGTTCTTCCGGCACTTAATTCTCTTGTAGAGAAAGTAATACCAATCATACAAGGTATAACAACCTGGTCCGAAAATAATGAATGGCTTTCAAGAACACTTCTTTACGCTACCGGAATTTTATTGTCATTGGGTGTGGCGGCCAAGTTAGTAGGAATGATATTTTTTGGTCTCGGAAAAACAATTCAGTTTATTACTTTTGTACAAGGAGCATATACTACGGTAACGGAGTTATGTACTGTTGCTACCTATTTGGCTGCATCAGGACAAGCAACTTTGGCTGCGAGTTTAGGAGCGGTAGCGGCTGGATTGTTGGCTGCTTACTGGCCCGTTCTTTTAGTTGTGGCTGCTTTAGGTGGATTAGCATACGTTTTATCTTCCACAAGCAGTAGTACCGATGATTATGTGAGCAAACAACTAGCTGGATTGGATAAAAGCAATATGGCGTGGAAAAATTCCACCGCTATACAAAAATCAGAATTACAGAAACAGCGTAATCAATTGGCAGTAGAACAACCGGGTTTTAAATCAAAATTTGATGGAAAATCTGTTGGAGGTATTTTAGGTAATATATCTAAAAGAAAAGAAAACCAAGCGGTTGCATCCAAGGCAAATATGGATAGAATTAAAGCTAATTTTGCATCTATGCCAAAAACAGATTTTGCCAAAATGATTAATACTAATCTTCCAGAGCGAATAAAAACCGCTGGGGTGATTGATAGCAACAAACCTAAAAATTTAGCCGGAGCAAGTAAGTATTCTGTTAATGACGATGGGATGCAGAAAACCGGAGGAACAGTAACTATTAATTTGAATGATCCAGGTAATAATGTTGAAAGCGTAGAAACTGATAAACCAAAAGGAATCACAGTAAAAACTACTTCAACAAAAAAATAAATTGTTATGGCAGATAATACAACAACAACAGACATCAATCTATATGAAACAGGAAGCGGAGGCGATTTTGCCATTTTAGCGAATGATTTAATGATGGGTGAATCATTGTTCCAAAACATTTATTTAGCTTTATTTGGTGGCAACTACGAGGCTAGTACAAAGTCTGCATATCTACCTAATGAACTGAGATATGATTATTGGGGAAATGATTTGGCTTGGGGACAGCAGAAAACTAAACAATTTAATTCAGAAACGGAAAGAACTTTAAGAAGTACAGCCTTAAATAGCCAAGGTAGGATAGCCATACTTCAATCGGTTAATAATGATTTGGCTTATATGAAAGGCGTGGTTGATTTCACAGTAGATGTACAGATCAAAGGTATTTCCAAGGCTGCAATAATTATTACATTAAATCAGAAAACAAATCAACAAGATAAAGTTTTACAACTTATCTTTGACAATATTAAGAACGAAGTTATAATTGATGTACTTATATGAGACCGATACCAACTATACAGGAATTAAAAACTAATATTACAGGAGATATTATCAGTAGATTGAATCTTTCTATTGATTATTTGAAGAAGGTCTATGAGGCAATGTCTTTAGTCCTAGCTGCTCAATTTAATCTATTGTATTTATTCCTTCGTGACATTCAAGATAATGTTTTTCCTGATACTGCTACTACTGCGGCCAATGGAGGTACACTAGAGCGACAAGGTAGAATTTATTTGAACCGAAATCCTTTTCCAGATTCCATTGGTTCTTTCCGTGTTGCCGTAACAGGAGAAGCAAACTCAGTTTTGAGAATGAATTTAACATTCAAATCAAATGTTGATGCACTCAACGCCGGACAACTTTACATTTTAGATTCAGAATATATTTTAACCGGAACAGATGACTTTATTGAGATTCGATCTATTGGAGCGGGTGTTGATTATAACTTGAATGTCAACGATAATTTGACCATTACGGAGCCAGTATTTGGAGTTAATCAAACAGTAACAGTAGATGAGGTTTTGGTTCAGCCATTAGCTGGGGAAGATATTGAGGCATATCGTGCGGCTATATTGAAAGCTATCCAAATTGAACCACAAGGTGGGTCAAGAGGGGATTATATGCAATGGGCTTCCGATGCCCAAGGAGTAAGAAGAATTTATCCATACGTTAGAGATGTAGATGCTAGTTTTGTTGATATTTATGTAGAAGCAACTTTAGCGGATAGCGAAGATGGATATGGAACACCAACACCAACAATTTTGCAAGATGTGGAGGACGTTATTGAGCAAGATCCGGATGTAACAGTTCCGCAATATGAAGGAAGTCGCAGACCAATTCAAGCAGATGTAACCGCTATTGCTGTTAATTTAATTCCGGTTGATGTTACCATAGTTGGGTTATTGGATTCCTCTCAAGCAGTAAAAGACACTATTGAGTTGGTTATAAAAGAGTTGGTTTATAATGTGAGACCATTTATTTCCGGCGCTGACCTTAGAAGAAATAAAAATGATATTTTATATTCTGGGCGTGTACAGTCGGTTGTTACCGATGTATTAACTAATGGAAACTTCTTTAACGTATTGAATTTATTTGTTGATGGTAATGCTGTTGTTTCCTATGAGTTTACTCTTGGTAATATTCCATATTTAAGAAATCTAACATACGCTTAAAACTATGTATCAGACCACAGAAAGAAGCACAGTTCATGGATTAGGAACACCACACGGTGTTAAAACACCTCATAGGTTTCCTATATTTGGTCTCACTAGCTTAACAGATGTGCTTTCAAGGCTTTCCCAAAGGCTATATCCTACTGGTAGGGCATTTTATATGCCAAAGGGAGGGATTGCTGACAGAACACATATTGCGTTCAATAGAAGTTCCATAAGATTGATAAATGATGCCAATGCTACTTTAGATTCTACATTCCCGGATAATCAAAATTTCACAGAAGATGATTGTGATTTATGGGAATACAGATTTGGAATGGTGACAAATTCAGCTACAAGTGTTGCCGACCGTAGAGCGGCTATTTTTAGAAGAATGGGACGAGGAAGAAATGTTCCGGCTAGACAACACAAAAATTACCTTGAATATCAATTACAAATTGCCGGATTCAATGTTTTTGTATTTGAAAATGGATTTATAGAAGGAGGTGTTAAAGTTTTTAAAACGCCTTATGAAATTCTAAATATTTTACCAGAGGCAATACAACATGGAGAACCAATACAACACGGTATTGGATTACAACATGGTGGGGGAACAGCAGATTTAATTGCTAATTCTCATAAACCAAATGAAATCCATTCTGTAGGTGATAATAATCTTTGGGCAACGTTTTTTATAGGTGGTGAAAATTTAGGTGATATGGCAGAAATTCCCGCAAATAGAGAAGAAGAATTTAGAGAGTTGGTTTTAAGATTAAAACCCGCCCATCTTGTTGCATTTACATTTATAAATTACATTTAATAAGAAAGTATTATGATACCATTAATAGCAAATCCCAACGTAGATAACTCTGATTCAGTTAACTATCCAGACGGAAGAATAAAAAACAACACCGGAACAGGAAATGGAACTCCTGTAAATAGAAACGTATATGGAGACATCCATTCAAACATTTCTAAAATGATGAGGTTGTACAACATTATCCCAAATGGATTGCCTGATAATGAAAGTAATCAATATCAAATAATCGAAGCACTTCGAGCATTAGCCACAAAAAATAGCATTGTTGCTGACATTAATACCTCTGGTGGTGTTTTAGTAGCCTCAATGAAAATATCTCATTTAATTGAAGGTGAGAAGATGTATTGTAAATCATCGTGCAACTACACAGATGAAACTTCAATAAAAGGAACTAATGTCACTACAACTTTTGCCATCACAGTTGTTGGTGATTTTAAAATTGGTGAATATGTTGAACTTATAAAAACCAACACGGGTGTAGAATTAAGAAGGGTAATAGATCAAGCTAATATAAATGCAGTAGTTGCTTCTTTAAATTTTTTAAAAGCTGCATCTGATGCAGAAGATATTGCCGGAACAATTGTAAATAAAGCATCCACACCAGCCTCTCATTTGGCTGCATTTGTCAATAGAGTGATTGGAGCTACATCTGGAAGTTATCTTGCCACAGCACTTAGAAATGGACTTTATCCAAAAGAACATTTTACTATTGTAGCTGGTCTTGTAAACCCTGTAAGAAACATAGGTACAGCATCAGGTATTGACTTAAACAATGGAGCATCTGGAACTACTTATACAGTAACCGGAAATATTGTAAGCGCAACAAAAACAAATTCCGGAGATGATGATGGTTCTATAATAAGGATAGTTGTTGCTAATACAATGTCAAATACAAGTTATTATGTTCGTACATTCATTGAAAGTTTAAACTCAGGTCATTTTGTAGATAGCAGTATTTTTACACCTACTTTTAAACCAATTAATGCTACTACATTTGATGTTTGTATCAAAGAATTTGGAGGGGTAAATCAAAATTTAAGAATACACTTTGAAGTGGTTAAAATCTAATAACACATGAGAACAATAAAAAACCTAGCAATTCCACAAAATGCTGATCCGAGATTTCCGTTTAGCACTATTTTGAATGAGACAGAAGTTAGTGATGGAACTCCGGTGATTGAAGAAGTTTATGGAGACATCTTGACCAATGTTTACAAAATTTTACAAGTTGCCGGAATTGTTCCAACAGGAACTCAAGATAGTGATATTACTCAATATCAAATTTTAGAGGCAATTCAGAAATTACCAAATGTTATAAATGATATTGAGCATTCATTGCTTTTAACCGATACTGTTTGGAGTGTTCCATTAAAATTACAACCATTACCAAATAAATTTGTATTTTTTGCTAGAGCTTCCGCAGCATTTAATCCGGCAGTAGATTATACCTTCATTGGAAATGACAGTCCGACAATTTCGTACGCAATAAGTTGTCCTTCTGGATTTAGTTCCGGGGACGAATTAATGGTTGTTATTGACCAATCTGCGGTGAGAGTTTATCCATTATCCGCAAGTTCATCATCAGTAGCTTCTCCTGATTCTTTAATTTCAATTGCTCTTGGTTCTCCATTACAGTACAACAACTCTCAAACTGTTTATACATTTGAAAATGGAAATTTGTACAGTAATTCACCAACTGTTGCCACTATTGAATCTACTCTTAAAACCTTTACTTCTGATTTAAGTTTAATGGTTTTACAGGTTTTTGTTGTTAGAGGCAGACTTTTATGTTTTTGCACAAACTCATCAGAAAATTATAGATTTTATCAGTTTGAATTGAGTGATTTGACTTCTCCTGTTTTGGTTGGCTACGAAATTCCTGATGGAACTAATTATATGCCTTATTGTTATACTGATGGCACTTCTATTTTTATTTCAAACAATGGAAATGACACATCGGATGATTTTATATTAAGAAAATTGAATTATTTCCCAACAGTTCCTGAAATGAGTAATAATTCAACAATCACATTAGAAAATACATTTGTAAAAACCACCAATGGAGTTATGAAGCCAAATGCCTTGATAACTTTAATTAATGGATATTTGACATCATTTAGTTTAGTTGATGAATCTAAGACACTTTTAGGAGTGTATGACAAAGCCATAGGTAACTTATTTTATTTTAAAACAAGTTATTATTTTGGATCCGGAGATATTGCCTCAAAATGGCTGTTATAATGTTTTTATGAAACTTAATGTAAATACAAAAGCAAATATTGTTCTGACATCAAAATTGGAGAGGCTTAATAAAACTGCTTTTCCATCTGCTGTCAGATCAACATTGAATGATGCTGCTTTTGAAATGAAAAAAACTAATATTGCTGAATCCGCAAAAAAAAATATGACCGTTAGAAACAAAACGGTTTTCAAAAAATTTACAGGAGTAAAAAGAGCCACGGGATTTAATATTAGAAGTATGGAGGCTGAGGTTGGTTTTATTCCAAAAGACGGACTAAAAGGTTCTAAAGTGCCAATCGGAATGGAATCAAATGAAGTTGGAGGAACAGATTCATCCGGTTTTATGTATATGCCAAAAACTAGAACTTCAAATAGAAGTACTCGTTTAGTTAGGAGAAATGCAAGGTATAATAAGAGTAAGGTTTTAAAAATTGGTCGAGGCGCAACGAATATAAACTCAAAATCAAAAAGTCGTTTTATAGTATCAGCCATTGAATCCGTTGAACAAAAAAAACCATTTCATTTTGCTACAAAAAAAGGATTTTTCTTGGTTCAAGCTACAAGTTATAACCAAGGTCCGGATGGAAAAACAAAAGTAAAATTGGATTTTCTTATGCGTGGTAGAAATAAATTTAAAGCAAGGGCTAAAGCCACGCATTTCAACCGAGAAGCAGCACTTAAAACTGCTCAACAGATAGAAGTGTTTTATAAAAAAAACGCGGAATATCAATTTAACAAGATTTGGAAATAATTTTTTTATATTTGTAGTATCATTTTATTAAATTACTCAAGGCAAAACGTGGCGAACAATAGTAACCACGTTTTTTTTATTTTTTTATTTGGATTTTAATTTTTTTATATATTATCTTTGTAAAATGCAATTCGGGCTGAACTGAATATGCAAATATTCGGTTCTTCCAGTTGCGAAAACATAAGAACCCTTGAAAATCATCAGCCCGTTTTCATAGGGTTTTTTGTTGTTTTATACCCATCAAAACTTATTAAAAGCAAATCGGAACTGAATTTATCGGGTTGAAATCTACGTTTTAATCAGTTTCCTAAACCTCTAAAAGCTGCACGGAGGAAACCTAACTAAATCACAGGGTTGCAAGGAGCGTTTTATAGGCGTTAAATGTGAGAAGTCAGATAACTATAAATAATGCTGACCGATACTCAGGCTGCACTCACCTTGAAGCAGAAAATTGATTATTGCTGATGTTGTCCTTTGGATCAAAGTCTAAAATTTTGACTTTTTTCCGTAAGGATAACTATGCTTAATCTTGACAGACATCTTCCTCTAGCAGAAAAAATTTTAATGTTATTAACATAAAAAAATCATTAACTTTGTTTCCAATTATAAAGATAGTTTCGTATGAATTGGCAAGAAAGAATCGATAATATAAAATTCAGTATTGAAACTGGCGATGGAAAAATTTTCTATCCGCTTTATAAAGGTGGAGAAAAAGAAAAGGAATTCAATACTTCATCTTTTGAATTCATAAATGTATATGGAACTTTGGTTGATAGAAAAAAACCAAAATCAGGCGTTTACCCTTTAGTTTTTTGGTTTCAAGGTGAAGATAATATTGACCAAGCAGACGAATTTGACATTTCTTCCGATGATCCAAGACCTTGGACTGTTACACATCCTTTTTATGGAACAATAAAAGGACATCCAATAAGTATTAAGAGAGACGATAACAGCCTTAATATTACTGAGATAACAATTCCATTTTGGGAAAGCATAGATGCCGATTATCCTTTGTATAATTATAGTGTTAAAGATAATACTCGTGACCGTCATAAATCTGTCTTAGTTGCTTGTGGTGTTTCTTACACTACAAATAACCCGGTTGCAGCAGCTGACATCCCAAAATTGCAGACAAGTATAAATGATATGGGCGGTGAAATGATGCCAATTCAAGATGGAAATACATTTTCAGATTTCCAAAATTTCTTGAATTCCGGGTTAAAAGCCATAGATAAACTTACTCAAGATCCGTTAAATGCAATTCAGCAAATTCAAAATTTTGTTGATTTACCCGCTACTTATGAACAAGCTTTGTTAGGTAGAATTGGATCTTATCAAAACATATATTATAGATTAAAAAATTCAATAGAAACTTTAGCTGATAAAAAATATTTTGAGGCAATGGGTGCAACTGTTTTAGCGGCCACAATTTTAGCTATGACGCTTCCAATTCCAGGAGATTATGTTTTGGTTTCTGATGTTTTTGGAATGTCTAATAGACTTCGCACATTGTATGAAGATTATCTCGAAACCTTGGATGAAATAAGGGTTTCAATTTATGATACAAATAATGCTTATAGTCCTGATGCTACGGTTCAAACTGAACTTAATTCTTTGTATAATTTTGCTCAAGCAAACCTTTATCAAATTTCATTTTCTACCAGTACTGAAAGAATTGTTATTGTTGACAGAGATACAAATATAATACTTTTGGTTCATAGATATTTAGGAACAGATTCAGAAGGAGAAAATTTAGAAATTTTCAAAAAAACCAATAATATTTGCCTTAATGAATTGTTTGAAATTAAAAAAGGCAGAGAAATCCGTTATGCAAAATAGGTTATGAAAATATTAATAGGCGGCAGAGAATGTAATTTTTTTACCACTGGAACCATTATATTAAAATTGGATTCCATTGCTTCTACATTTGAATTTTCATGTCGATTCAGCGCCAATAATCCGGAACATCAAGAAATGTTAAAACCATTGCAATATCGTGATGTAGAAATTTACAATTCAAAAGATAAATTAATTTTTACAGGGACTTTACTTAGTAATCGTTTTATAAGTGATAAAGGAAGAAATCTTGTTGTGGTTTCCGGTTATTCAAAAAGCGGAATATTGGAAGATGTTACTATTCCAGTGAGCGAATACCCATTGGAAAGTAATGGAAAATCATTCATTGAAATTGCACGAAGATTAGCCGGAATTTTTAATATAAATGTTGTGGTTTCGGACCAGGCTAAAACTATTAGTAATACAACAATAAAAAGCAAACAGAAAGACATCCAAGAGCAATCTGAGTTTGAATCAGTAAAAGCTAAATCAAAAATGGTTTTTGGCCGCACATCGGCAGAACCAACTGAAACAATAAAAAATTATCTTGCTAAACTTGCTGGGCAAAAAAACCTTATTTTGTCTCATAACGAGAAGGGCGAAGTTTTGATTTTTCAGCCAAGCTATAATCAAAAACCAAAATATTTTTTCACCAAAGGAAATTCTTTGAGTATGGAGGCAGAATTTAATGGTCAAACATTACATTCTGAGGTAAATGTTGTTAGACAACCTAGTGATGACAATGAAGGTGCTACAACGGCAGATACCGCTAAAAACAATCTTGTTGCTAAATATAGACCAACAACTAAAATATTGTCCTCTGGTGAGGATTTAGACACCGAAAACTCTGCTAAAAATGAAATTGCAAGTGAATTAAAAGATGGGATAAATGTAAAAGTCAATTTACAAGGTATATTTGATGAAATTTATCCCGGAGAAATTGTAAATGTACACAATCACTACATCTATTGTTATGCTTACAATAGATTTATGGTTAATGAAATCACATTAAAATTTGATGAAAAATCAGATACAACCGAATTAAATTTAGTAGTTCCGGAATCATTTAATGGAGGATTCATTAGAAATATTTTATTTAACCATCAAGACGAAGATCATCATTTTGAACCACATTTAAACGAAGATTATAGTACTTACACCAATAGAAAAGACATTTTATAAAAAAAAAATTTTTTTTTTCGGGGTGGCAAGTAGAATAAAAAAAAATTTTTTTTTCTCACAACAAACAAAATAAAAAAAATTTTTTTCATCCAAAATATTATTTTATATGATTCAAATTTCATTATCCAAACTAAAGAGTTCAACAATAGAACAAGGAAAAAGATTTTTAAAAGTTTTACAATTTGGAGCAAAAACCGCCAAAGAATCATATCCATTTGGATTTGACAGCGTTCCTCCAGCTGATTGGACAGCAATATATGCGGAAACAACAAACAAGGATGAATCTGTAATAATTGGCTACATAAATAGGAATCAATTGGCTTCTATTGGGGAGTCACGGATCTACGCCCTGGGGAGCAATAAGGAGGTTACAGCATTCCTTTGGGCGAAAAGCCAGGGGGATCTTTTGTTAAACGGATCCAATTTTACGGCTGTTCGTTTTGATCCTTTAGATACTGCATTACAGACTGAAAAAAGCCAAATAAACGCTGAATTAATTAAAATACAAATTGCAATCGCTTCATTAGGTGGGAGTTATACAATATCACCTATAAATATAGATGTTTCAAATGCCGAAAGTTCAACCGTAAAATTAAAGTAATAC